TGGCACCCGACATACCACGACTGTTTACGTATGCACGCAAGTGCCCCTTTTAAAACCTCTACATTTACAACTCATGATATGTCGGACATCTTCAACTCACCTCAGAACAAGGCGTCAATCTTGAGTGCTCTCATGAAAAGCACAGCAGGAGATGTGGAAGACGTGCTAATTCCAAAGCGCTTCCGACCAGCCAAGGATCCCCTTGACAGTCCACAAGCTGCAGCACAGTTCCTAAAGGACAACAAGTACCGCATACTTAGGCCGCGAGCCATTCCAACCATGGTCGAACTAGAGACAGATGCCGCTCTGCCTCGACTGCGACAGATGGTCGACGATGGCAAGCTTAAGGACACGGTAAGCGTCCCAGAAGGAACCACCGCATTCTATCCAAAATACTACCCATTCCACAAGCCAGATCATGACGAAGTTGGAACGTTTGGGGCTCCAGACATCACACTTCTGAAACAACTCACATTCTTCCTACTGGAAAATGACTTTCCAACAGGCCCAGAGACTTTACGGCAAGTCAGAGAAGCCATAGCCACGCTTCAGTATGGCTCAGGCAGCTACTCAGGACAGCTAAACAGACTCCTGGCGATGAAAGGGGTTGCAACTGGAAGGAATCCAAACAAAACTCCCAAGACAGTGGGCTACAGCAATGAGCAGCTGGCCAAACTCCTTGAGCAGACACTACCGATCAACCCTCCAAAGAACGAGGACCCAGACCTCCGGTGGGCCCCCAGCTGGTTGATCAACTACACCGGAGACCAGAGCACCGACAAGTCATATCTGCCACACGTGACTGTCAAGTCCTCAGCCGGCCTACCATACATAGGCAAAACCAAAGGAGACACGACTGCAGAAGCGCTCGTTCTGGCTGACTCCTTCATAAGAGACCTCGGAAAAGCCGCAACATCAGCTGATCCAGAGACAGAAGTAAAGAAGACCATAACTGACTTCTGGTACCTGAGCTGTGGGCTGCTATTCCCAAAGGGCGAGAGATACACCCAGGTGGACTGGGATAAGAAGACCCGGAACATATGGAGCGCGCCCTACCCAACACACCTATTGCTATCAATGGTGTCATCACCGGTGATGGAAGAGTCCAAGCTCAACATCACCAACACCCAGACTCCGTCCCTGTACGGGTTCTCTCCATTCCATGGCGGGATGGACAGAATAATGACGATCATAAGAGACAGTCTGGACACAGGAGAGGACCTGGTGATGATCTACGCAGACAACATCTACATACTGCAAGACAACACCTGGTACTCAATCGACCTAGAGAAAGGTGAGGCCAACTGCACACCACAACACATGCAGGCCATGATGTACTACCTGCTAACGCGAGGATGGACAAATGAGGATGGCTCACCCCGCTACAACCCAACATGGGCGACCTTCGCCATGAACGTTGCACCGTCAATGGTTGTGGACTCATCATGCCTATTGATGAACCTGCAACTCAAGACATACGGGCAAGGCAGCGGAAACGCCTTCACCTTTCTCAACAACCACCTAATGTCAACAATCGTAGTTGCCGAGTGGGTAAAGGCCGGAAAACCCAACCCCATGACAAAAGAGTTCATGGACCTCGAAGAGAAGACTGGGATAAACTTCAAGATTGAGCGGGAACTCAAGAATCTACGGGAAGTCATCATGGAGGCCGTCGAAACAGCACCCCAGGACGGCTACCTGGCCGACGGCTCAGACCTCCCGCCACACAAACCCGGGAGAGCCGTGGAGCTAGACCTACTCGGCTGGTCCGCGGTATACAGCCGTCAGATGGAGATGTTTGTGCCAGTCCTCGAGAACGAGCGACTAATTGCATCAGCTGCCTACCCAAAGGGTCTCGAGAACAAGACCCTAGCCAGAAAACCCGGGGCCGAGATCGCATACCAGATAGTCAGGTACGAAGCAATCCGCCTGGTAGGTGGCTGGAACAATCCCCTGCTAGAAACCGCCACAAAACACATGTCCCTAGACAAGAGAAAGCGTCTAGAGGTAAAGGGCATTGACGTCACGGGGTTCCTGGATGACTGGAACAACATGTCAGAATTCGGGGGTGACCTCGAAGGGATAACCCTAGCTGAACCCCTGACAAACCAAACCCTGATAGACATCAACACACCCCTTGAGAGCTTCGACCCAAAAGAGAGGCCCGAAACACCTCGGTCACCCAAGAAGACTCTGGATGAAGTAACCGCCGCCATAACCTCCGGGACTTACAAGGACCCCAAGAGTGCCGTGTGGAGGCTGCTCGACCAGAGGACCAAGCTAAGAGTCAGCACGCTAAGAGACCAGGCAGCTGCCCTCAAACCAGCATCATCCACAGTGGAAAACTGGGCCGAAGCAACGGAGGAACTAGCAGCACAACAACAGCTTCTCATGAAAGCCAACACGCTGCTCAAGAGCAGTCTCACAGAGACCAGAGAAGCGCTGGAGACCGTCCAGTCAGACAAAATCATCGCTGGAAAATCGAACCCCGAGAAGAACCCCGGCAACGCAGCCAACCCCGTGGTTGGCTACGGCGAATTCAGCGAAAAGATTCCTCTAACTCCCACGCAGAAGAAGAACGCCAAGCGAAGGGAGAAACAGAGGCGCAACCAATAAGAAGACAACCGGGAAGTATCCGAAATGACCTAGCTGGACTCATATGTAAGCTCCGCGCCGCACGGCAAGCTAAACAAAAGTAGTGACCCTGAGAGTGCCACCAACATGACCCTAGACAA